GGCTGTTCCGCGCCTTGTCGAACGGTGTCCAACAGGTCACGATCCAGGTCATAAATCATTTCTCGGTTTTCGGTCCAGGTCAGGTCTCCCTCGCCAATTTTGACATCAATCCGTTGAGGGAGGAAAGTGATAACATCAGCATCGGAAACAGCGGACACAATTGCTGGAGTCACATCAACTCGCAGAGTCTTAGCATCATCCGAAGTATTGTCACGTGCTGTGACAGTGTGAATCGGAGTCCCAGTCTCAGTGGCAATCGTGAATCTTGCGCCAACAGGGCACAGGTCCGTATCGTCACTATTTAAGGACAGGCTTTGAAGCCCAAGACTGGTACCGCTGGAAACGGTGGTTCCAGTTAGCGCTGCACCATCAATAATCGATGTGAGCCAGTCCTTACCAGCCACCGAAGTGCCGTCGAAGGTCAGAGTCACGGTGCCATCAGTAAGACCAGCCGCCCCACTCATAGAGACACTAATATCAGCGTTTGTCCATGATGGGTATGCTGCACTGGTCATTGCTGTATCAATTGCACCTTCAATCACCGTATCTACAGCATCATAGGCAATTCCAGCCGTGGTAACAGGGTCATTGACACCATCATCAACTGTTAGAGTATATGTGCCACCAGAAGGCGCTCGCACATACTGTGCGATAACTTGCACCTCATCAGTTGGAGCCGTCGAGCCTTCAGTTGTAACACTGACGGCTGGAGTGGCGAGGGACGAGTTGCCGATATCGACTTGCCCAGTCCCACTTAATCCATCCTGGATGTATATGGTGGTATTTCTTAATTGGATTCTCGCCATTGAAAATCTCCTAAATTGTTATGGGTTAAAGAGGGCAAAGGACAAATTTGCCATTAACAGAGACTTGCTTGACTCGCCAGTCTTTGTCTATCATCCCGTAAGAAGCAATACGAACATTGTTTTTTACGCTTTTATCAGGCACAAGGCATCCAATTAAGGATTGATCGTCTTCTACGCCACTGCCATACCGGTAAATTGGCAGTGTGTCATTCATCATTGAACCTTGAAAAGCGCCTGCCCACGTATAAATGTCGTAAGCGTTGTCATTGGTTAGGGCAACGAGATCGGTCAATAAGATTTGAATTTCTACTTTGTACCACTCGTCCAATGTAGCCCCACTACCTTGAAATGCAAATGGACCATCCATCCGGAACAATGAGGAGTCTCTCTGAAAATCCAGAGCTTCTTCCTCATCAACACCTTCCACGAAGTATGGAAGGCTAATTCCACTTGCTACTGTCCTGAAGTGTTCAGCCATTGAAGAGAACATCCATCGTGGTAAATTTGCGTTCATTCTACCGTCTCCGTTTGTTCATCTTCTGGGTTGAAACTGCTAACTACATTCAGGTTGATGATTCTTTCGGGAACTGCTCCCTTGACCTCCTTACCTAGAATCATCCATCCGGTGTCGTATTCCAGTGTTTCTATCTCGGCTACATCATATCTCCTATCTCGGTATACAATCCAATCTTCTACCTCCCATTCGTACCCAGGAAGGTCGCTACCCTCAAAGATGAAAACACGGGACGTGCCATCCCAACCCTGACCTCCTTGAGAGGCAAAGGGCTTGCTTGCACTGAGGTAGCTTATGCCCTGCGTGAATTTCCGTAAAGTCGAGGCAGGCATGACCACGGCTTTTCGTACACATATAACAGACTTACTTGCGGTTTTGACACCTGTTTTATAGTCTGTCGAAGCAGAATCAAGTTTATAGACTTGAACTTGGGCACCATACGAATGTTTTAGTTCGTAGATGGTCTGCTTCAATATTCGGTTGAGGTTTGGGTTACCATTTAACACGGCTTAATACCTCATTTGTTCTTTCTAACAATCTCACCAGTTGACCTTGGATGAAATCATTTTGTTCTTTGATTTGGCTTTCCAGCCTCTCTTCTCGGCGATAGTCTCGCCACACGAAGAAAAACATAATGCCGAAGTAAGGTCCAACCTCTCTGATAAGTTCGAGCCATTTCATTATTGGCCTTCTTGTGGAATCGGCGTTATGGTTACCATGTGTGCATCTGATGTTGACAATAAAACATCTTCTGTCCGATTGATTACTATAGGCGCGATGTATCGTCCGGTAAGACGAACAGTTTGTCTCTTTTGTAATTCATCGCCAGCCGTAGTCGAATAGACTCTTACAGCACAAGCATGTGTGCAGTTTTCAGCTTGAGCAACCGTTGCTGTGCCTTCTGTAGCATCGCCAGGATCTGTAGTCAGTTGCCCATCAAATCCCGTAGTGGCGTTTGATTGTGTAATCCAACATTCAACAATCTGCCCCACAACCGGTGCAGTGTCAAATCCGTCAATGAATAATTCAACCTCATAAGTATCGGCTCTTGGAGATGCGCCCAAGTCCCAATAAGATCCACAGGCTATGCCCCCACTAGCCGCTAGGCCGCCCATATCCAGTAATTCATCACTGGAGGTTCCAGAATCGGACCACGTCCTGGCTGTTTCTGATGCTTGGTATGATTTTGATGCCATATTTAATATCCTTTAATCTGAAACAACCCACCAATTGCTGGAAGTATCCGCTATAATGCGTACAAAATTGTCGGCTAAAGTTAATTGGTGTGTTGTAGAGCCGTCGATGGTTTCGCCGTCGTCGCCATCTATCGTGACAATATTAGCACCGCCATCTACTTTTTTGAAAATGAAATCTCCACCCTCTATGGCCGGTGGCAGAAAAATACTAAATGCACCATCGGTTGCATCTGCTAAAATAATAGCATTGGTTGGGCCGATAGTTGTGACTGCTGAGACTGTAATCACAGGCACTATGACGCGGAAAGTACCATCGGCTGGCAGTGATATAATTTCACCATTACAGTCTCGGACAAGAGGCTTATAAACTCCTTTTGGACAGCAACCCATAGTTAATTACCTCGCTGCCGATATTGCAAAGTTGTTATCCAACTTGTCGTCAATTGAGATCTCACCCGAAGTGCTTTCAAGCTCCATAGCATCTCTTACAGCCTGCTCATCTATAGGCGGTCCCTGAGCTTGTTTGACTAAGCCGCCAGAATTATTAGAGATTACTTGTACTTGATTTTGTTCCAGGATTCCATTTTCGACATCAAAATAATTATTGTTGGAGCCCTCAAGTCGCACGCTGTAATTACCATCCTCAAACTCTAATGAGTACCCATTAAAGATTTCAATTGTTCTGGCGAATGTCGTCCCAGCCACAGTGACTTCAGTATTATGGGTATACATCGTATCTGCCCATATACCTTCTTCATCATCTTGCAGAGCCGCTAATTCTCGCCGGAGAGCTTCGGTATCTAATTCATACAAGGTACCCGTCACCAAAGTAAGATCGGCTTTGGGAATGGTGATAATCTTCGTGGCGTAATCAACTGAAACGGCCATTATGCTGTTGATCCTGTACCATATTTTTGTGCAAGACTTTTGACGATCATGTTCTTTTGCATGACCATTTCCTGTTGCATCATAGCAATCTGAGACTTTGCACTGTGAAGCTCATTAAAAAGATCATCCAATATTTTTCCATGGTGCTCAAGTGTCTGGCCAATTGATAAGGCGTTTCTTTGTACCAATTTATATTCGTCGGACTCTTTCCGCGCTCTGATTTCTTCCTCAGTTTCCATTACTTCTTTTGCCACAATCCACCTTCTCTTTCTAAAAAGTTATTCATCCAAAACCATTTGGACTGTTACAGTAGTACCAGCATCGCTATCAATAGTGCCAGAAATGGGTGAGTTCTTGTAGAACGGTGAGCCACTTGAATCTCTAACTCTACCAGTATAATCCTGGTCCGATGAGTAAGGCCGTGAGTCACTGATCAATCCGTTACCATCAGTGGTGCCAGAGATTATCACCGCTGTTGAAATTATAGTGCCAGTCGCAGGCGTAGTTGGCGACCCTGACACAGTATAGTCATAAGCATTGGTAGATACATTGGAAATTGTATGCACATGATTGTACTCGTCTTGGTCTGCGCCATTGATAATTACCTTTTCGCCATTCGACAGCCCGTGTCCTGTATGGGCCACGCTAGCTGTAGCGCCCGACCGGGTTATAGTAACTGAATCCTGATACGGCAATGGGCCTGTAGAATCTGCCTCTACGTGCGCTCTGGCCCCTGAAATATCATTACCTGTTGACTGAGAGATAACATGCAACTGAAATGTAGCAGGGTTATCAATAATTACTACTGTCGCTCCGGCAGTCTTGTAACTTAAATTACCAGTACAACCATACGCAGTTATAGTGACCGTACCACTTGTTCTTTTAATATGGAATGTGGAATCGTTCTGAGCATTACTTGCATTGTAACCACTGAAATCGATTCCATTCAAAGTCAGGCTTGTTGGGCTGGTTGTACCAAACTCAATCGCATGGGTAGATTCGGTACCCTTGATGATTGTCATATCGTCCAGGAGACCATCTGGATCAGTGTTTACATCCCAAATTAGCGGGCTAGTATCTTCTACATCTGGGTTTGGATTTACATCACGACTTCCGCCCACAGTTTGATAATCTCTAATTAGAGATCCAGTTAGATCAGCACCATTGGCCGTAATTATATCGCCATTAACCCAGTTGCAATTGTGGCACGTAGATCCCGTGCCGAGAACTGTTTTCCCAAAATTTTGAAAAGTACACCCTGTTAAATTTACTTCCGCTGCCGAGGTTATTACTTCAAACCTGCCACGATTGTATGTCCAAAAACCTCGAAAAGTAATATTAGTAAGATTTACAATAGTGTCGGCGTGTTCAATTAGTATTTCCGAGAAGTCGTCCTGAGCGTGCCCTGTAAGTTTAATGCCGATTAGTTTATTTGAATCTAAAAATTCGCAGGCAGTGGTAGAGCTACCAATTCTTAGTTTGCCCAGTAATTCATACCCACCACCATGTGTAATTTCTTTGAACACGCCTTCAGAAGTGCTCGCATCGTCGGCAGCTATGCCGTCAAAGTCTGCTTCCGTGTCTGCCCCAGTGCCTCCAGTTATATCATAACCAGTGCCCAAACGAGCGCCGTCACAAGCGAGATTAGGCCCCTTTGCACTGCCGGAGATGGTCTTTTCACACCCTATGAAATTCGCAGTCTCGTCAGGAACACCAGAACCAAAAACCCCTTGCCAGTGACCGTCCCCTTCTCTATCCTCAAAATATCCGGCGTATCTGATAGCATAACAGTCTCCCGCCAGATCAAGATAGCACCCATTAAACATCCCGGTGCCTCCTGGATAAGCTACGTTTGCGACTTCATATTGCACATAACCGGGGTCTGCATCGCCCATGATAACATAGAGTCCGCGATTGGTACCAGGAGTGGAAGTAGTTACCCATAGATAAAAATGAGCTTGTGTTCCATCCGAAAAGTCAGAGACGTTGTCGTAGAAAAATCCTCTAGTATATGAAGCTGTTACTTGTTTATCTACGGCATTAGTGCCTTCCATCGCGAAGTCCACACCAGCGCTAAGGCCAGGTGAACCACCACCGGTAGCGGTGCAACCAGTTGTACTCTCAAACATAAAAATGTCTGATAAATCTGATACATAGGATGCTACTGCCATTACTCGTCCCTCACCATTTGTACTGCAATCTCAAGACCTGTACCACTATCAATTGTTCCAACTATCGGCGAAGTCTTATAAAATGGGGAAGATGAGGAGTGTCTAACACGGCCAGCGATTTCTTGGTCCGAGGAGTACGATCTGCTGTCACTAATGAGCCCACTAGCGTTGGTAGTGCCATCAATTATTACTGCTGTTGATTTTATAGTCCCAGTTGCCGGTGTAGTTGGCGACCCCGATACTGTATAATCATAAGCATTGGTGGACACATTTGAGATTGTTTGTACCCCATTATATTCATCTTGATTTGCACCTTCAATAAATACTTTATCGCTATTCGATAATCCGTGTGCGGTATGTGCCACGCTAGCTGTCGCACCTGTCCTGGATATAGTTACTGAATCCTGATAAGGAAGTGGACCAACTGAATCTGCCGTAACATAGGCACGGGCACCTGAGATGTTTGCTCCAGTTCCAATATCGGTCACATGCAATTCAAGAGTTGCAGGATTGTCAATGATTACTACTGTGGCTCCAGCAGTCTTGTAACTTAAATTCCCAGAGCCTCCAACTATAGTAATTGTGACTGTACCACTTGTCCTCTTAATATGGAATGTGGAATCATTGTTACCATTATTGGCATGGTAGCCACTGAAATCGATTCCATTCAAGGTTATTGCCGTAGGGCTGGATGTGCCAAATTCAATCGCATGAGTTGCCAAGGTTCCCTTAGTGAAGCTCATGTCATCCAGTAGACCATCTGGATCAGTGGCCACGTCCCAAATCAGAGGGCTGGTATCGGCTGCAACTTCGTATCCTTCTACCTTGGAGCCAGTCAGATCTGCGCCATTGGCTGTAATGGTGTCCGTGTTGACAAAGCTACATGATAACAAGGAAGCGCCGGTGCCAAGTATAATATCTCCCCAGTCTATAAATGAACACCCGACCATGTCCACAGTGGCGGCTGAGGTTATCATCTCAAACCTGCCTGGACTGTTGGTTCCGAGCCCCCTAAATGTGCAGACAGTTAGATCTATTATTGTATCAGCATGTTCTACTAAAATCTCATTGAAGTCCGATAGGCTATGAAAAGTGTCTGCCGCTGCAACAAAAGCACCGGTATCAGTAAATTCACACTCGTTGCTAGTGCCCCCAAATCTTAACTTACCTTGTAGTATAAAAATTCCAGATTGGATAGGCTTTCTAAATACTCCTTCAGAAGTAGAATCATCATCATCCGCAATCCCCTGAAACTCTCCTGGGTCATCTACACCAGTGCCTCCAGTAATGTCATACCCAGTCCCTATCCTGGCAGCATCGACTCCAATGTTGTCTGTTTTTACACTAGCAAGGCCCTTTAATCCGCCACCTATTTGTGAAGGGGTGGTGCTCGGAGAGCCAACTAGAGTCCTATAATTTGTCAACGTAGTGTTGACGTATCTTATGGCATAAGGTAGTGTTCCTCCACGGGGTAATGTATCTTTTCCGTTTACGTGGAACTTTACAAAGTTTGAGGTATCATCTCCGATGCAAACAACAATTCCTCTGTTGTCTCTGGTATCGCACACACCAGGAGTGGCACCTCTGACCCAAATATAGAAGTGATCATCGGCACCAATAGTGAAGTTTGTGACAGCGTCGTACAGAAATCCTTTCTCTGCTGCCTTAATTTGCTTCATTACGCAATTAGTGCCCTCTATGGCAAAGTCAGTACCAGCAGTTAGACCAGCACCACCACCACCATAGGCTCCAACTCCGGAAGTGCTCTCGAACATGTATATGTCCGATAAGTCTGATACGTATGAAATAGCAGTCATTTATTCTGGGTCGTATTCTTCATCCAATAGGATTTGTAATTCTTCCTCAGTGAAATTTGGGTCTGGATTCCCTGATATTTTACCCTGACTTATTGTGGTAGGGCACCCGCACGAGCAACTGCATCGTTGTTCGTGCGGGGACACCTCTGTCCACATAACACATCCACATTCGGCGCAACGGCACCAAGCCTGTAAATCAGAAGGTTTCATTTTACTCATCCGGAGTACGAATGGCCGTCGAGCTTCCACCACTCGAACCTAGAGTACCAGTTGTCTCGAAAGTCTTAATCGGGCTCACACCACCGTCCCGCACTCGGACGAAGAGTGTACGGTCGGCATTGTAAACTGTAGTAAAGGCTTCCGAAGCTCCAGTAGCTAGCTTGTCGATGTACGCCAAAAAGACATTATTCGAGATGGCCGCACCATTTCCTGCTCCGCTGAAATCCGTGGACCCAATTGTGAAGTTGGAAGTATCGGGAAGGGCCGTATAAGGCACTCGCTTGTAACGTCCATCATCCAATTCAATTCGGATAACACCAGACGGTTTTGGAGTATCTGCTGGGATACTTGCGGCTTGCACATTAACCGTGGTCTCATTAGTGGCTGTTAAAGCAGTAGCCAAAGTCATCTGATTGAAATCGATTCCAGTATCATCGTTCGTCACAAGCACCCGATCCTGACCGCTCTCCACTCCAAATACCGTGAAAGTTACGTTATTCGGCGGGAAGATCTGCGTATCTGTCAGATCGAATACCGTGTCCGTAGAATTTAGATCGGCAGCTTCTACGCCCAAACCGTATGAACCAATCAAAGCAGTACCTGTCGAAACTCCAACAAACGGAGTTGAGATCGTTCTCGATGTGATAGAGCCAGTAGTCAATTCCGCAGTCACTGTTGCACCAGAATCTGCACCTGTCATAACCACGTCATCTGCTGGCACAGCCCCAGTCAGAAGCTGAATCCATATCTTAGTTGCAGCAGTAGTGCTATTAACTGCCAACATCTGACCAGTTCCGCCAGACCATGTCATTAGTTCCGCGCCAGCGAATGTGCCTGACGCGCTGTCAACATCGATTTCATGCGTGATGCCACGGAATAATGATCCCGGTAATCCGTAGAGATCTGGTGCAGTATAGACTGCCATTTCCAGATCCTCGGCGGCAGCCGCAGTCCAGACTGAAGCGGTCTCGTCAGACTGGTTGCCAGCATGGGCTCCGGTTGCGTCACCTTCAACTTGAACATAATTAGTGGCGTCACCGTTAGTGAACTCTACGGCCACACAAAAATCAGTGGACGCTGCGAAGCTGATAAGATCGGTACCAGAGAACGTAAAGGTCACATCTCGGTATGTCGTGTCCAAAGTAGACACATCAAAGTTGTCCGAGGTGGCGAGGGCCGCACCGGTTGGCTCACTAGATGTGCCAAATGAACCAGAGTGTGCATAGAGAACAGCGGTCGCATTGCCTGTCGGAGTACCAGTTTTCTTTAGGCTGAAGACTGCCTTAGTCACTAGAGCGGCTTTAGCACCCATCTGCCAAGATTGAGCTTGACCAGTTAGAGTACCATTACCAACGACATAGTCTGTACCTGTTTCCGTGCTGGAATCTTCGACAACAGGATCTTTTGACAACCACTTCATTCTCTCATAGAAATCGTTGATGTCCTGCGTGGGCTGATTCGTATTCCATTCGCTGTAGTAAAACTCATCCGCGCCACTGTCGTCTGCGTCGATGCCGATATAGCCTTCAGTAGTATTTGTAATCGAGTTGTAACCAGCAATAGTGGCAATTGCAGTGGCATTGTTAAGGTCGGTCGCGTCACTCAAAGCCAAAACATTGTTACCACTGTTGGTACCATTGATGTTAAACTCCGAGTAAGTGTTGCCATAGGTTCTAGCAATGCCAAGCAATTTTCGGCCATCAATATCCGCACCAGATGTGCGAGTTTTGATCATGAATCGGTGGCTAATACCTTGGGTGGCGTCAGGGTTAAGGCCAGCGCCTGCTTGATTCCACCAATCATCTTGAAGGACGGCACCATTTTGATGGATTTGAATTTGCACACTAGCATTACCGAAGTTTACAATGCCGTCATAATACTCTTCAGTACCACCAGTGCCCTGAATGATAGATCCGTCATAAAGATGCTCAGCCGCATTATCGTCAATATTGTATCCATTCTTCATTGTAATAATGTTGTTCGTAGATCGTTCCGAAGGCGTCAGATCCGTGATATCGAGTTCGTCATCGCCAGAACTAACTTCCTGGTCGGCAAAGTCTTGCAACCAGCGATGGAATTGAATCACAGTGGCATACGTCGGCGAATTATCATGGTCGCCACCGATGTACCTAATATCTTTAGTGGACCGTTCGATGGTCCAGTCGCCGTCAACCATAGCCATGGGTGTATCTCCTAAATATCAGAAATTGTTATGCTGGATACCTTACCAGCGGAGTAAGTAAAAGTAGAGACCTTGCCTGTCTCCGTGTCAGAAATTGTGGACACTTTCCCACCACTATAGGTGAAAGTTTTCGTCCCCACCCTATTCGTAATTGTTATAACCTTATTGCCAGAGTAGGTGAATGTGAGAGGTTCAGGGTAGAGTAAAAGTTTATGGGTTTTGTCCAACCGCCGTATTTTGCGAGTATATATTAGCGGTAGAGTGCTTTGATTCACCCAGCCCTGTGATTGTAGGCTTAGGTCATCTGATAGACTTCTAGGAATATCGGCCACTGTTTATTTTCCTTATAGTAACACTGGTTGTGATATTTCTATGTCAAAAATTTGGGTTGTTAATGCAGTACCAATTCTAACGGAAGATTCTCCAGGGCTGTCGTCTGGTGCAATAGTTGTCATTTCTCCCTCATCATCAATACTCAAAAAGTAGACTGCACCGGGAGTCAATAAAGTAGTGCCTACGACAGAAGTCCAATCCGTTTTTTCAACTTGGCCCTCAGTTATATACGTGCCTGTCCCTGTGGCAACCACGTTTTCTTCGGCTAATCCTACAGCGCCAGATGTGGCAACAATATCGGCTTTCGCTAAATCCACATGACCGTTAGACGGTACGTAGAGCACCATACCTTCGTCTGTTGTGGAATCGAAGATAGCTGAAATTGGAGTGGGACCAGTTCCACCTTCTCCACCGCCTGCGGTGCCAGCGAACACAAATGAGTCAGTGATACCTAAGTCATCAGATAAACTCCGAAACCTATCCACTGACCCTTGTCCAAGTTGCACAAAAGAAATTGGGTCAGAGATTGTCTCATGTATAAAGTCGCTGAAACTTTGTTCAATGCCGAGATCTTGAGATACCAACAAGTTGTAGATTGAGCCTGCTGGAGATACTACATCGTTGAGCAAAAGATATTGAGTCAGTTGCTTAGTCGGCACCGGCGACGATGGGTCAAACCCGTCACCACAGTGCGTATGCGTATTCTGAGACAGGCCACAAGACAACATTATCGGAACGCTGTTACGTTAAGGATTGCACCGGCTACGGCTTGGATGACTTTGATATTTTGAATATTACCTTTACCGACATTGAGTATATGGCACTCACCTGCGGCCAGCAACATACCTACTGTGGCCGTTGGGTCGACACCATCGGCCCTGTAACGGACATTCTGTGCCTCGGCTTGTATCATTACCAAACTGCCTGTTCCAGGCACTGAAACGGCAGAAGCCATATCTCCCGCGCCCAATTGATGAGACCCAGTTACTGCGCGAGCCTCCATGACTGATTTGATTGACATGTTTTCCTCTTATCTGAAAGCCGTCACATTCAAAATGGCATTTGCTGCCACTCCGATGACTCTGATGTTTTGGATGTTACCTTCACCAACATTGAGGGTGTGAGTCTCACCGGCTGCCAAAAGAAGTCCGACAGTGGTAGTGGGGTTGACCCCATCCATACGATATCGTACATCTATTGATTCTGCCTGGATCATCACGATTCCACCAGTGCCGGGGACCGGTGCTGCTGTGTCAATAGTGCTCGCTGCCTTCTGGTGATAACCAGTGACCACACGAGCTTCCATGACTGATTTGATAGAAGGCATAATTTCCTCTAATTTATGAAGACCCTACCTCCCCCGAAGGGAAGGTAGGGGTTAAAGATTAACACTACAGCTTAGCTGTAGACGGCGACGGCCATACGGTCGTCAAGAATGGCAACACCACAGAGCAAGTCGAACGTGACCCGCATACCCATGATTTCGCTATCATACTGCATCGTAACACGCATGGCCAGATCCTCAAAGGATGCCACGAAGCTACGAGCGCCAGTGTCGCTAGGAACCGTCACGAGAGGACGATTCACCATCGCAACCGCATCTCGCGTGAACGCAAGATTCATGCCACCAGCGGGACCGTAGAATACGGAATCGCCATCTGTGATTGTGGCATCGAGGGGACGATCCAGAAGAACCGCACTTTCAGTTGTCGTGGTCTCTGTGACCGCGATTACCGAGTAAGAGTGCGAGGACGCGCCGGTACCAAAAGTGACCCACTGTCCCAACTGCGGACCTTTGTTGGCATCATGACCATCCAGGGAAATTTCCTTGGCATAATCAGCAGCCTTGGTTCCATTGACTTCGCCTACGCGATAAACGGTAACAGCAGCCGCAGCGCCAACAGGGCCTGCCAGACCTTCGGTCAGCGTCAAGTCAACAGGATCATTGGCCTTGGAGGCAACCCGATAAGGCTTGCCTTCGCCGCCGAACACGACATAGCAACCGGCGACGATATCAGCGGAGTCAGCGACTGTGGTTTCAATCACAGTGTCGCCAACGGCTTCCGCATTATCAGTCACGCCGGTGCTCACTTGAGCGCTGCCAACGTCAACCCAACTGACGTTCTGGTCCATAAAGCTGTCCAGCCCATAAACCGAGCCGAGGCTTGCTGTCCGCAGAGCGGTACCGGCATCGCCACGCTTTTCGGTCGACACGAACAGGTCCGCACCGAGGGTAGCTTTCTGAGCCCGTGGGCCAAGAACCAAGTTACGACCGGCCTTCGGGGCACGGTTAATATCCAACTGAGTGTTGGCATCCAGGACCACATCATCAGCGTTGGTTTTGTCCATTTCGCCAAGGGCACCGACTTCATACGTCGACAGACGCGCGACCTGACCACAAAGGATCTGGTCGACTTTCTCGGCCAGTTCGCGAGCCGCTGGCTCAAGATATCGCTCAACCAAGTTAGGCAGAGCCTTCGACATCTCACCGTCCTTAATGACGAATGTGACATAGAGGTGCTGATCCAATGGCACTGGGATATTTGGACTGACGGCGTCTTGCGCCACCACACTGTCGGCATCCGTCTTACGTGTGCCACTGAAGTTAGCGGGGCGGCTAGTATTGACAACGTCGCCAAAATTGGCTACCATAGGAGAGAAATCACGGTTCACGAGGTTACCCATGACCATATTCGACATCAGTACGCGCAACGCTTCGCGTGCCCACAGTTCGGGGATCAAAGCGTCATTGTCATTCGCGAAGCAAGTGACTTCGAGAGTGCAATAAAGAGGATTCATGTTGTTTTCTCCATGAAAAAGATTAAAAGGTTACAAAAAAATATTTGAGTTTCCCCGCTCCCGGTAAAACAAGCAGAACCTGAATTTAGAGTCCACAGTGGACTTTGGCTGCATTGGCACGATTGCAACCTTGATTTGGATGGGAGGGCGGTTATGGATTCCGCCCTCCCGATTGGGTTATGTACGAAGTGCAGGCAGACCTAAACGCTGTCTTCCTTCCACTGTTTTGGCCATAGCCATGTAGTCTTCCGTAGAGATGCGCTGTTGATTGACAGGGCCTCCAGGCGTGGCTGCCCCATTAGCAGCAGTTCCTTCTCCAATTCCCTTGGCTACGTTAGACCGGAACAAGTTACCATGAGTTTCCTTCATCAGTTCCACTACTTCATCAGGAGACTTGAGGACCATTGTTATTTCCTTGGTATCCTGATTAGTAACTTTCCATTCAATTTTGGGCACTAGGCGACCAGTCTTCTCTCCGAGGGAGTCAACTTCGTCCACAACCTTTGCCTTTGGTCCCAAGTAGGCAATGAAGTCGTCTCCGTTGAAACCTTCATGCTTAATAGCGGCATCAACAATGGCGCGTTCAGTAGTGCTGGTTTCATACAAACTTTGCCACTTCTCTCGGGCCTCATTAGCCGCACCTAGATCGGTTTCATACTTCTCAGCGGCCTTCTTCTTTTCAAACTCGATCTGTTGCTCCTTAGTCCGCATTTCGGCTTGGACAGCTTCCAAATCTTTTTGCAGCTTTTCACGGGAACTTGATGTCAGAGTAGTTTGTTCCAGAAGTTCAGTGTAAGTTCCTTCAAGGGCAGACAACTTCTCATTAAGGGCTTTAGTCCTTTCGCCCATTATTTTGTTGACTTCTTGTTGGTTGAAAGTACGCTCACTTTTGCCAGCCTCCTCGGCAGCTTTAACAGCCTCGGCAGCTTTCTTAGCAGCTACTTCGGCAGCCTCAGCAGCACTTGCAGCAGCCGCTTCACCAGTGTCAGAATCCGTTGCGTTTTTTTCCTCACCTTCATTATCCATGCAGGTGACTTCCAACTCAAATAGTTCATTCAACATCTCAAACCTCTTTTTGAAAGAGTGACCCGCCTGTTAAACCGCAGGCAGTAACGGTATAAAATTTATCTAAACTTCATAGCTATCAAACTGATAGTGTTCGCGGAGGAACGGTCGAAGTAAGTTAAATGCTTGTGGTGACGGGATCAAGTGAGTCAGATGCTCCATGTGATTACCGTCTCGATTATAGGTATTGCGAACATCTCCGTATGCAGTAGATTTGGTAGCTAATGATTCCAAGTCATAGTCAGGATCTCTACCCGATAAGAGAGCTTTGGCAATTAAATAACAGGCTGTGTCGATTTCTGCCGGAATATCTGTGACATCTCCTCTTGGAAATGACAATTCCTGAGCCAAGTTTGCTTGTCTAATTGATTCTTGGGCCTCATCTGTAGTGCAATCCCCGCCGTCTAGTTCGTTTATTGCCTGCTGCACTGTGTATTTATAACCAACGTAGTTAAATTGTTCAATAAGCTCCGTAGCTTCCGATAATGCTTTCTGCCTATCTTCCACTGAGGCATTGTCCCAATCGTAGCTATGTAGGCGAGAGTCAAAATAAGCATTTCCGCCATTGACAGTTCCGTAATTACTCATCATCGTCTCCTGCTTGTTCCTCAGATGCGCTCTGTTCGCCTTCACCCATCTGCGGGACTCCGCGAGACGCTGGATTTGTCATCTGATCTTCGGGCGAAGTCTGTGCTTCCTGAATCAATGCAAGTTTCTTTGCATGATCTTTTCTAGCCTGCTCTACTTGCCCATCTTCAATCCCTAAAGCCTCGCTGGCCAGTTCATCGCTAATTAAACCAGCCTCCTGCTGTGCTATTACAGCCTCAAGTAATGAAGTGGTGTATCCTGCGGCTTGTATCTCTGACACAATAGACTCGATATTAGAAACATTTATTCTGCCAGACAATAAAATACCGGCCACCATAGAGGTGATGGCTTTTTTTGCCTCATAGCCGGGGATTCGGTCGGCCAGGTCTAAAAAAGATTTGGCCTCCTCTAATCTCTCGCTATCTTCTTTGAGAATATATCTTTTAGGGTATGCCACTGTGGCTACCTTTGGAGATTTAACATTCTCATACATCGCCCAGTAACGTGCAATAGCTTGTTCTGCTTGCTGTAATACTGTGCCAATAAATGAGAGACCTGCCTCAAGGCCCTGTGATGACAGCTTCTTGGCTTCTGCACTTTCTGTTCTGGAGCCTGCCTTGTTGGTTACGGCTAGGTTAATCAATTTGCGTATGTCGTCTTCCAACTTCTCCTGAAGTTTCATAGAAGCGAGTAGAGGGTCTGTCGGCGGGGCTATATAGCCTGGACGATCTAAGCCTGTGTCGTAGTATCGTCCGGTCCCTGCGCCATGAGACTCCACTTGATTCTGTGAGACTTGGGCACCGGATTCTGCTGATAGTGATGTTTTCTTTAGGTGAGCACCAACGGTGCGGAGTTCTTGTTGAATTGTAAGGAAAGGAGAGTTGGACTTTAGAGCCCAGTTTACGTCTCCGCTAACTAGATTCAGCAAAGCCCTTTGATAGCTTGATACATCTTCCAGCAACGATCCACCAATGTCTGCTAATACAAACGGAACTACAGAAATCCCTAGCGGGATACTCCCTTCTGCATTGGAGTCTGGATACATTATGATCTTTTTGTGTTTATCATAAAATCTGCACCAAACTCCGTTTTCATCTTTCCACACTAGCCTGTATCTAGTCTCTCGCCCAGCAGGAAGCTCAATACCATCAAACACTGTTTTATAGTTGATGGCATGGTCTATTAGTAAAACTGCCTTGAATGTCCCGTCCTCTGCTTGATCGTCCAATTTGAAGGAGAGAATGTCTTCTACTCGATAATAATACAGATAAGGAGAGAGTGCCTCTTCCGCCAGCGAGGTTGGAACCTTAGCTGGGGCGTCGACATATACTCCTACCTTGCCCATCACTAACAATTCTGTTAGCACATCAATACCGACGAAGGAGTTCATAGAAGTTCCTTCTCTGTCTACTCCAGATCCCTCTCCTGCCACGGCTGAATTATACTTAGTCGAACCACCTATTCTTGAAACTTCTTCGAGTCGTTGGAAAATGCTATTCCTAATATCTAGAACTGCTGCCTTAGCAAATGTAGGTATTGGAGTACATTCTTTTCTGCGATTGAAGTCACCATCCGTTTCCCGCTCTGAAAACGGCTTCAGATATCTATTCAAATACTCAACCCCACCTCGAAAGGTGTCCCTCCACTCAAACCATTGGTCAGAGTATAAGAGATAATCAGGATGTCGAATATCGGTTATATGGAATGTCGATTCTGACATTTTGTCTCCTAACGGCAATCGTCACAGAGGTCGGCTTTTCCACCATCCATTTGTGCCAGTGGCATACGCCTCGCGCACCTTGAACAAGTCTTATTCAAGCCTTTGCGATCTTGTTTGCGCAGCCCTCTAATGAGTTCGTGGTCGTGTTTATGTGGCTTTGGCCGAACTTTTTCTTTGACCTTGACAGGTCTTGGAGTAACTTTAACCTTAATTTCTCCGATCTCAACTTCTGGAGAGATTCTTGCCTCTTTCACAGCCTCAAGAACTTCGTCTTCAACCTCAGCAGAGTTCATTGGCGTAAACATACTCTTGGTTTCCTCGGCAATGACTTTTTTGAAACTGGGTTTATTTTTTGCCATTTTATCTCCTAAAAGTTGTGAATTGATTCACTCGGTTTAATTGACCGCCCTGTGGCCTTACTGTACGACCTAAAATGAGCTACCTCAGTCAAAGTTAAAGCGTGAGCCAAGTGATCGGATCTATTGTTTAACGTCACATAAACGGCCCTCGGCCTCCCAAACTCGTCAAGTTCATAGGTTCTTGCCAATGCTTTGACGTGGTCTCGAAAGACTGGCGAAATGTTGGACGGAAGTATAATTTTCTGCTTATGCAACCGACCCAGACTCATATCTAAAAACGATGTGCGATCCACTGTAAGTGTGGGAACTTTGTTATCATCCATTACCTCTTTTATTTCGTTGCCAACTGTGCCGCGCCTGTACTGTACTACGGCAGAGTAGCCATAGAAGCGACGGCAGAAGGCTTTTGCCAGAACGGTTTCTGGCTGGAAGTCAAGGCAGGCGTATTGGACCTGCCACTCTGCCATGACTCTATCTAAAACATCAAAATCACTTCCTGGTAGCCGCAATGTTGTCAGCAATTTACAGGTACTATGGATATAAGGCTCATATCCAGGATCTTGGTCGTAAAGGTACTCGGCTATTGCGATATCTAGGTACATGCCAATGTCCACGCCCATAACAATCATCCGACTGCTGTCTTCTGGTCTTGGGTCGTCGGTTTTGTGAGACCCTAGACACGAGTCAATGATCGTATCAGTGACTCTGGCACCATCTATTAGGTGTGGTTTACCTAGTATTTGGTTCGTGAACTCGACTTTTGCTGCTTCACTTGACTCTCCTTTGAAGTAATCTACTACAAGCTCTCCAGGGGTCATGGCCCATGCGTACATCTGATTCAAATGAAAACTTCGATGTCCGTGAGCAACTGCCATAGCTTCCCAAGACGCCTTAGAGAGCCACTCCGTTTTGGTTTCGTGAGGAAGTTTGACTCCACATTTGTCGCACTTGAGGTATGACAAATGACAATCCGGGTCTGTTGACGACTCGCCACAGATTTCAATATTGTCTGGCCAAATCAACTGAATGATCCGGCCACAGCCTATGCAAGGGAACACAAATTGTTCCTGTGTCCCAAGCAGGTACTGTACATTTATGCCATGCTCTGGTAAAGTAGGCGTGCTTAATACGAATAAATGCTTATTTACATAAGCGGACATTCTTTTATGCACTAACGCCAAGGCGTTCTGGTTACACCTATCCCACTCGTCTACTACGGCTGTCCCCACCGGTAGTGATACGAGTCCTGATTCCGCGACAGATCCTCTGATAAAAATATTGGATCTGTGCGAGGTGGTTTTGAGTCCAACATTATTGGTGCCCACAAATAGATTAGCGAGTTCTGGCGATATCGCAACCATTTGGTCCAGTCGAGCTTTTGCAAAATCGCCCGCAAGATTGGCTGTAGGAAGTACATATAAAACATCAGTCCTTACTTGGTCTACCATGAACAGTGTTTTGATCAGCCCAGCAACACTAAAACCGCTCTGGGAGCATTTTTGCACTGTAACTTGTGGCTCTTGGCAGTCAATAATATCTTTTTGCCACGGAAACTTCTCAAAACTAAGCGGTCCAAAGTGTGGTTCTGGAGTCCAAATCTTGTGTTCCGCCCATCTCGAACATGTCACTAAAGAATTGTTTATAAGCCTGTCCGCAATAAGTTGTGCGAACTTGTCTATCATGCCAGAGGTCTCGTGGAGTATATCTTAATGTAACAGAACCAGAGGTCTTTGTTGTCGGCACATATCTTATCATAAGAGCCCACTGTAGGAGTTGAACCCACCTCGCCGGATTACAAATCCGGTGCATCACCGCTCTGCCAAGCGGGCAAATACTTAACAACATACTCCATCAGAGTTAAATTGATGGACCGACAGGCTCACATCGCTCATTTTCCGCACAACTGATGGTACATCTGGGTCAGGGCTGAGACCTGCGGCTAAGGCTGCATCAAATTCAGCTTCGCTCGGGAACCCTAACATGCGAGCCACCAATACCTCTAATCTATCTCCATTGATCCGAACATGGTAGGCATCATCCCTTCCTGGAAAGAAGGCCATTTCAATGTCGCCTTCCAAACTGAATGAGTTTGCAGGAGTTCCTGCTTCTTGTATCGGCATTGTTTTGTTTCCTATATTAGTAGTGTCCCGTGGGGGAGTTGAACCCACCGTTGCCGGGTTGAAAGCCCGATGTCCTAACCGCTAGACGAACGGGACTAAACTCTCAATAGTGGACCACACGAGAATCGAACTCGTCACATCAGCATTGCAAGTGCCAATCGTCCCCTTGACATAGAGGCCCTAAGTGGTGGGTCCAGGAGTCGAACCTGAGCGACGGGGCTTATGAGGCCCAGCGGAGTACCCACTCTACCCACGATAATGTGTGCGGTGCGGGAGTGTTTACCCGCATTTCCTCGGTACAGCCGAGGGTTCTAATTAAACTAACCGCACTATTAAGCTGCGCGGGGAGGGGTCGAACCTCCGACATCACGATTAACAGTCGCGCGTTCTACCGCTGAACTACCACGCATCAGTCTGGATAGGAGGACTCGAACCTCCGGCCTGATGGTCCCAAACCACCCGCTCTGCCAAACTGAGCTACATCCAGATTATTCTTCCTCATCCAATAGCAATATCAATGGCAGCAACAATTTAACCAATGGAATAAAGTATTCCTCTACCCATTTAAGGATGGCTTCCCAATCCCAATCCATGATGCCGCCGTAAAGTCCAGGCTCAAGCTCTGTCTGGCGCATGAGGGCTCGCATGGTTTTTGGGTTCTCGGTCGCTGTGACAACCTTGGCGTATAACGCCGTCTCCATTTGGCCTTCATTGAATTGCTTAACAGCAGTATCTCTCATTGCGCCAGCAAACATCCGAACTCTTCGACGTTCTCTAAACCAAGTCATGATAAACATCTATTCTTCCTCTGTTGATAAGCTCCAATGAATCAATAGCACTGTGATATTTGCTACTGCTACTGTTGCCGCCCATTCCATAATTGAAAATTTTTGTAGCATTGCGAGGCTGATCCACCACGACGCACAAAACGTGCAGTTTAGTAAATACTCGGTATGCTTGTGGACAGACTTCGGTATGACCTTCAAGACTCCATCCTGGAATCGCTGCCCAACATAGGATGAACAAAGAAGCACAGTCAATGCCCCAGCCGCGAGGCCGCCTAGTATTACGTCTTTCATTTGTCCAAATACTTTTTGACGTGTTCTGCTGGCCTGAACCCTATTTCCGTGCGAATAGCGTATCCTTCGGAGTCCAAGTAGTAAAGAGTTGGATAAGCCTGAGAGTCTCTAGTGTCATCTTTATCCTCAACCAGAGTTACATCGTAACCTTCGGCCACAAGTCTGATTGCTACCACTTTCATCCTGCGACAAGGTGCGCACCCACGTTCCCATACTATCTCCAACGTCGTCGCTTTTTCGATTTGGACTGTGGACCCAGCCTGTTCAACATAGCTATAATCAACGGTGACGCCTTGATGATCTTTTGCCTGATAGACAGGTTCCGATCCAATAAGACACGCCGCAGACGTAAGAATAAACGTAACACAGCAAAGTATCCCCATTAAATGTTTCATTTTTTGGTCCAAATTCTGTATTCGCGGTACCCTCTAAAACCACGAATAGCATAAGAGTCTTTTTGTTTGACCATGTGGTCAATAATAAAGTAATCGACAAAGAATGTTCCTTCTGGTGAACCTTCAAACCTATGTGGCCCACTGACCCACTCTGAGCCCCAACTGTTCAAAATCAACGCGCCTTTGCGTCCGTTATCACACACGCCAATGCAAACCATCGAGTGCTTCCAAACACTCTTGAAGAAAACACGCCTCGGAGGATTCAGGAATCCGTCCTTATCTCGTTTCAATTTTCCATTGCCAAACCCTTGTTTAGATCCGATTACTACTGGATACCCAGCACAAATGGCGTCTCGAAGATCTTCATAAGAGTTAATTGAATAGTATTCTTTGACTGGATGCAGCCGAGCAATTTGCTCTAAACTTTCTGGGACACCTTCTTTGCCATATTTTAATGCCCTAGCTGAACTCGGCTGGCGAAGGTCTATCCCAATCAAAGGATACCGCAATCTCGCAACCACTCCATACCTCTGGAGAGCTTGCACTCCCCAGATATTCATACTCCCGCCACGAACACCCGGTCCCAGTTCGCCTATCTCTTGTCGACTCAGACCATAGATGACCCCGGCAGCAGCAGGTGCGGGTGGTTTTCTTTCTGGCTGTCCGGCCACAATATCTACTGCCGCCAGAAAATCCGCCGCTGCGGCCACTGCTTGGCCTACACACGATGGTACCCTACCCTGGTTGCGTGGCACGTATGTTACGCCATGAACCTTTTTGTAATCCTGATAAAGCAGTCGTATTCCACCACTGCCTTTACCTTTCCAGTTGTCTGGAATTGATGATTTTAAGTTTGGGTCTATGGCCCGTTCAACATCGCTGTCAAATATTTTTGGGTCAGACCAACCACCTTGGTAAGATTGCTCCGGTGTAAACAGTACCGCTATAACCTGCGAGAAAAATATAGTGGCACAGAATACTAACGCCAGGATTTTTTTACTTCCTAGCATACCGCTCTAGCCCTTCTGCAATCGACCTCCAAACTATCAAATGCTGGTCAACTGTCTCAAGGAACCCAGAGTCAGATCTCTTTTGTAGCTCGGTTTGGATATTACTCATTAGAAGACCAAGACCTTCCATGTCTATTTCCCTATTGAGAACAGCAGTCCGACCAATAACCTCTATCGGAGTTGTGAGCTTGCCCTCTTCAATTTCAACGGCCACATAACCAAATACTGTGGCTATGCCCAGCACTTGATCTTTATTTGCGGCAGAGCCACGGCACCAAGAGATAACACTCTGGATCAATACTTGATCATACCCATCATTATCTGGCTCGTCTGGCTCGTCTGGCTCGTCTGGCTCATCTGGTACGGGAGGACCACGAACATCAATCGGGAAACTAAGAATCGAGACTTCCTCATTCGTATACACAGCAGCAGTGACTGTGTAGAGTCCTGGAGTCCTAAAGCTC